TCTGCATTTTGCTAACTTCTTCAAGCATGTCCTGAACGCTGTCAACCATGTCCTTGGCAGCTAGAATAGCTTGACTCTTGCCCATTTCGCTTTCCATAATAAGCTGTTGCTTATTTTCTACCATCCAGCGATGTAAGCCTTCACGTACGATTAAAAGTTCCATATACTTAGGATTCTTTTCTGCTACATGTACTCCATGACTGCGCTTGATTTGATCAAGGCTTTCAGTTAATCCTCGTGCCAGCACATAAGCACGTTTGAAGTCCAAATTGGCATAATCAATCTTAACGCCAAAACGGCTTTCCATTACTTTGTTAATTTTTTTTGCTGTGGGCTTGGTGCCCATTTCTGTTAGTCTCATAGCGGTTGTTCCTAAAGTTAAAGTATTTAGCCGAAATTAAAGTTTTTTTCAAAATCTGAATTGAATCTCTACGCTGCATTCTAGCATCTGATAATCTATTCAATGCAACATCTTTTTTGAAACTATCTTCTTTTTTTGTTCTTGCTTGTATTGTTTTTTCGTAATACATAATGTCCGAGCTCAATTTTCCAATTTTTTTATCTAAGTCTAGTAGTTCAGCTGCTTTCCAGAACTGCCTGCGAGTCTCATATAAACAATACAAAATAGCTGTAATCTTGTCCACAAAGTCATGAACATGTTTATCATCAACTTGACTTACTGTCCAGCACTGCTGATGTATACCCTCAATTTGAAAAGGTCCAACAAAAAACCTGTAGTCTCCTAATGGAATTACTACAGGTTCCGATCTATATTTTGCTAGTTCTTGTTTAGTCCATGATTGAATATAATTGAGTCCAAATTCTGCAAAAGCTGCTCTTGCAGCTTCAAAATTAGATTTTCTTTCGGTAGTAAATGCGCCCTTCGTCATTTTTTCTATATAATATGTCTTTGTTTACCAATTGATTAGCTAATAGTATTTCCCGTGGTGTTAAATCTTTTTTTAATACTTCCGCGGATTCGCTAAATTTGCCTAAGATATCTGCTTCTTCGTTTGTTATTGGTAATCTAACTTTATTTAATAATTCTACTATCTTCATTTTTATTTTAGAATAAGTTGTACAAGAACCATTATTAAACCAGTTAGCATTGCTACACCAAATGCTGTGCCAATAGTAATCAACTGCCCGCTACTTTTACTCGTAGCCTCGGCTGCAGATTCTGATAGTTTCGTGCGTATGATAATGATGTGTTCTTCCATCGCATGCATACGCTGTTCTAGTTTGTCTAGTTTTTCTTCCAATGCCTTATATCTTTCAGCGCATAAATCCACGTGCGCTTCAAGGCTATTTCTTTCACTTGCTGCCATTTTGTTTTGCTTCTTTCTATAAAAATGCAGGGTTCTGTTAATGTATCTAGATAATGTGCCATAAAGAAAAGTGCCTTAAAAGTGCCAGGATTTAAATTGTATTTAAGTTGATTCTGCCAGGTTTAAAGTATATGTTTTTTATAGCACCGTAGGGATAAAAAATTGGTAGTATAAATCTTGCTGTTTCGTCTAGACCACAAATTATAGGTACTTGGGCAAAATCTCGATCTAGTCCGCCCACTGGATCGTTGTCTTCTAAGAACACATCCTCATGTTCAACTCCAAAGCAAAAAATCCAAACACGCTGCTTTCCAAAATACATTTCTCCAAATTCACTTAATTCGTCAATGTTAAATTCTGCTGTTATTGGGCCTTCGATCAATTGAGGTTGCGATCTTAACCCAATGACTTGTAAAACTGTTTCCCAATTGCGTTGCTGGTCTCTGGCAGTTTCTTGTCCGGCCCTGTGACGAGTTATTCCGGTAGCGGTGATATCAACAAGTGTAATGCCAGTGTAGAATTTCATATATGATATTTATAGTCATAAAAAAAGCAGACCAAGGTCTGCTTTTTATTAATGCATATTTTATTATGCTACTACAAAGCTGGTACCAGCTGTGACAGTTGTGCTACCTAAGTTTACTAAACCTTTTTTGGTTCCAATTGCTTGGATGGCAGTTTGTAATGCTGATGCTGCTGGTGCATTTACACCGTCGCAAATAAAACTAATTGCACCAGATGTTGCATGAGCATAGTATGCTAAAACTGGTGGCATTGTTAAAATAATTGCTTCAAACGCCTCGTTTGCTGCATCATCTTCTCCACTTAAATCTAATCCAGCATCTACTAGATATAGTGCTACACTTTGTCCGACTTCTTGACTACGAGCACTAGTTGCTGCTATACCATTTAATAAACCAGTGGCTCCACCATAATTATAACCTGCGCTACGATCAATTCCGATTGGCATTTTTATTTCTCCTAAATTATTTGCGTATTACCGCATGTTAATATTTATGCTGGTCACAAAAAAAGCAGACCGAAGTCTGCTTTTTTTTAGAACAAAGTTCTGATTAGCTTGATGCTGCTAGTTTGATACCAACATTACGAACATCCATAGTGGTTGTTGTGATTGGACCGTTTGCACCAATGTTGCTTGCCAAGGTAGCACGTAATGCAACTTGCATTGCTAGGGCACTTGTCCATGAACTACGCTCAGTGATAACGCTTAACTGAGTATTAGCTGCACTTGCACCAATATCAACTTGATATGCTAAAATACTTGCATTAGCAGAAATTGCTGTTAATAGTGTTTCTACTGCACCTGCTGTACCATTGGTACCGCGGCTTAGTTCTGCTGCTAGATTACCTGCAACAACCTGAATGTTGTATGCATTAACTGGGCCAACAACACCAGTGCTGATAATTGCTGCGTTTGTTAGAATGCGACCACCATCGACGTTGTTTACGCCACCTGTATCGCCATTTACTTTAGTTACTCCGATTGGCATGTTATTTCTCCTTAAAATTTTGCGTTTACCGCATGTTTGTATTTATACCAATTGTTAAATTTCGCGTATTAAACCTTTTTTTCTAGCACAAAGTTCCGCCATTTCTTCGTAAGTTATGTTCTCCTCTGGTGCGACACTTAAACAATATCTAGTGTAAGGTGAATTATTGTAAACTGTATGATATTTGTCTAAATTTACTAGATTAGCACCTTGTAATTCGTCCTTAAATAGTAATCTACAATCTTCGTTATATACCCACAAATACGATTGATCGTAAAATTTTTCCTTATATGGCTTATATTTTCCTCGAAAGTTATACCATTCCATAATAGTTTTTCCGCCCCAAACCCAATTTACTGCAAAATTTCTAAAGTATTTTGTATCATGCTCATCGGTCAGTGAGTTATCAGAATCCATATGAATTTTATGTCTTTCTTGAGCTTCTTGAATATACAAAATACTTTTTTCTTTTGATGCTGTTAATCCTAATTTTTTAAAAAAATCTATCGCTGTATTAGGAATAACATGTCCTCCTAACGTGAACCAAATCATATTATTAAATGTAAGAAATCTCTCAATGTCCTCTTGTAGCTTTAATTCATCAGAAATATTAGGTAAATTAAGAGGTATATAATAATTTTTTGAATTCATTAGTTATTTTTTGCAAAATTTGCGGCGCTGAATACTTCGCGATCTACAATCTTTACTAATCCGCTTGATGTGGGAAATACAAAGCCTTCGCCTGCTGGTTGCCCACTAACATATTCTTCAATGCCTTGTACTTGTGCTGCTAACTGTTTAGCTAGATTTTGTTTAAAGGCATATATATTATTCCAAATAGCCTTTAATCCAACGTAGGCAGGGCTTTCAACTATTTCTTTGTCAGGAGTTTGTGCAAACAACTTTCCTGTAAAATCGTCGCCAGCTAATGCATTGTATTGTACTTTACTGACATTCGCTGCCAACCAAGTATGTAATGGCTCGTTTGTTTGTCGTGTAATAAATTTATTAAAGTATGTTTTAATTCTATCTCTAGTGCTTTGCGGAACAGATGCTAATAGTTCATCAACTGCCGCGCCATATTTTTTTAAAGCAGATTCTGCTGCTCGTTCTTGTTGTACTGGAGTTTTTAAAGTAAACTTATTACCAGCAGTTGGTGAAATTATGGCCATACCGCCTGGTACGTTTGCTAATCCGTTGCCATTCCATTGTGCAGGCTGACCACCAACTTGATCAAAATACTGATGTACAACAATACCACCAATGGTACCTGTAATTTGTTTTCCTAATGGGCTATTGGTAGCTACTCTATATTCAACTAGGTTTGGCTGAAATACAAACTTGCCTTGTTGAGGTTGTAGTTGTCCCGCATATAATAAATCACCCCAATAAAATCCTGGTCCTTGTGTTGCTTGATTTAATGCCGGCCATATTGCTTCTAGTAGACCGTAAAGACTGCCTCTTAAATTACCTGATGCTTTTTGTGAATCATAGCGTTTCCAATCGTCTACATTTTTAGCAAGGAATCCTGCATCAAACATGTATTTGTCCATGACCGCCAATTGACCATCCTTGTCTCTACCAAATATGAGAGCCGGCTTTCCATCCCATTTGATAGTAAGGTTTCTAGGATTAGATATTACAGATTTTAATCCGGCGATTTGTTGAGCCGCAGCAGCACTGCCAGACAGTATTGCATCCTCGGGATGTGGGGTCCTAGGATTGGTAGCTTCCATTAAGTACTCAACAAATTCAAAATGCATTATGTTAATTTATCCGTATATGTTCTAAACCAAGCTGCTGTGCCCGGTGCAGGTGCTGCTTCTGGTAGTTGTATATTACTCTTGGCAAGAGTTTCTCTGGCTGCGGCGATCAATTGATCGTAGTCGGGACGTTTACTAATTGCATCAATGATATCGTCGGCTGAATTCAATTTGACAGCAGGTATGCCAGTGATCTTGCTTAATGTAGCAGGACTTTTACCATCTTCAATAGTGGTATTGGTTATACGGTCAACTAGTCCGTGTTTATAACTCCACTTCAAACCAGGTTGCAATGCAGAAACAATGCTGGCCAATATAACATGACGACTCATTCCAGTCAATTGACTGCCTTCGGCGCCACCGCTCATACTAAATGCTTGCCATTTAGGATCACCAAACATCAAATCAGCCTGTACATACCCTTGTCCTAGTCTACCACCAATTGGAACCATTATGTGTACGCTATCACCAGATTTTTTAATTGCCTTGGCATCAACACCAGATGACAGTAAAACTTTAATTAGTGTATCTTTGTCTATAGCTGTTTCGTCAACAGCTAAGTCTAGATCGCCGGAACTTGCTTTTCTTCCTGTTGTTCCTAACCAGGATTCTTCAGGAAATCTAATATCCGATACATGTTCGATCCATTTAATGGTAGCCGGAACATCTTCGCGATTGATACGCTGTGTTAGTGGCTGGCCATCGGGACTTTTAAATACATGACCGCCTTCGTTTATTTGCATTATAACTTTCCTCTCTCTTTGGTCAAGAAAGTTTGCAAGGCAGGGGTTACTTTACCTGTTGTACCAAATGGATGCCATATTCCAAAGTCATCCATTTCAAATCTCTTACCTTTGTACTGTAGAACCAATGGCCACGATTGCATTACAGATATGTCTGAATGCAAGGGCGTTTCTGTGGATGAAGGCATTGGTTCATCGGCTGAAGCGATTGGGGATTCTGGTTCTTGCGTTTGGTCTGGTATTTCACTCAATCTACCGTTTTTGTTAACCAAGGATTCCAACGCTTTAACTGATTCATCAGCAAATATTTCTCGTCCTTCTGCATCTGTCCAATATCCAGTGGGATCTTTTGCTCCCGGTTTGGCTGGAAGTTTGTAATATTCTCTTCCGTCTTTGGTATTAACAGTTAGCTTAAAACCTGGTTTTACTTTATAGCGGCTAATTCTTTCTGGATCGTTGTCATCGGGTGCATCCACCCACATGCTGCCTGACCCGGCACCTAATCTATCACCAACACCTTTTAGCATAGTTGCAAAAGAGTTTGGGTCGGGTACTTCCCTACCAGTGTATTCTCCAGTTTCGGGATCTTTTTCGTAATCGTATGAATAAGGATCTTTAACCCTTTTAGTACCAACTTCGTTAACAATGTCTTTAATCTTCACGCTTAAATCTCCTGACTCCACGGGCGAATTTTGCAGGATCTTGAGCACGAATACTGTTAAGCAATCTGCGTTCTAGTTCAGCTGATTGCTCTGCATCGTAATTTT